CAAACATGGACAAGAGCAGAATCACAAGAAAATGAATTTTTACCTATTAAATTACCTTGGTATGTACACCCAGAACGAAATCAAGAATGGAGAGATAGACAAGATGAATTGTTAGGTGACCCTAGAATAGCAGCTCAGGAATGTGATTGTGATTTTAGTACATCGGGTGATATAGTATTTTATTCAGAGTGGATTGATTTTATAAAAGAAACAACTATAAAGGATCCATTAGAAAGAAGAGGAGTAGATCAAAATTTATGGATTTGGGAAAATGCTGATTATTCAAGAGAATATATGATCACAGCTGATGTAGCTAGAGGTGATGGTAAAGACTTTTCAGCATGTCATGTAATGGATATTCAAACTAACACTCAGGTAGCAGAGTATAAAGGACAAATGCCCCCAAAAGAATTTGGTTATTTTTTAACTGGATTAGCTACTGAATTTAATAATGCTATGTTAGTAGTAGAAAATGCTAATATAGGATGGGCTACATTAGATGCAATTAGAGAAAGAGGATATAGAAATTTATATCAATCTCCTAAATCTGATCAATTAACAGCAGAATCATATTTAAGAGTATATGAAGGTAATTCAGAAATGGTTCCTGGTTTTACGATGTCAATGAGAACAAGACCTCTTTGTATTAATAAATTTAGAGAATTTGTCGGTGATAGATCAGTAACCATTCAATCAAAACGTTTATTAGAAGAAATGAAAGTATTTATTTGGCGTAATGGAAGACCAGAAGCCCAAAGCGGTTACAACGATGATTTGGTTATGTCGTTTGGAATTGGTATGTTCCTACGTGATACTTCATTAAAGTTTCAACAACAAAGTTTAGATGGAGCTCGTGCTGCGTTGGGTAACATTCAAAAATCAAAATCTTCCCATAGTGGGGGGTATAGTGCTAATAGTGTCCAAAATCCTTATTCAATGAAAATAGGAGGAAAAAATGAGGACATTAAATGGTTATTATAATATATTTATAAATAAAATAAAATGGCAGATAAAGGCTTATTTTCAAGATTAAAAAGATTATTTTCAACAGATGTATTAATACGTAATGTTGGAGGTAATGAACTTAAGGTTATGGACGTTAATAACATCCAAATGACTGGTGAATTAGAAACCAATTCTTTAATAGATAGATTTAATAGGGTTTACACAAATTCAGCTACTTCTCTATATGGTCAACAACAAAATTTTAACTACCAAACTTTAAGACCCTACTTATACTCGGAATATGATGCTATGGATACAGATGCTATTGTTGCTTCTGCTTTAGATATAGTTGCTGATGAATCTACTCTTAAAAATGATATGGGAGAGGTTTTACAAATTAGGTCTACTGATGAAAATATTCAACAGATATTATATAATTTATTCTATGATGTTTTAAATGTAGAATTTAATCTTTGGCCATGGATTAGAAATATGTGTAAATATGGTGATTTTTTCTTAAAATTAGAAATTGCTGAGAAGTTTGGGGTTTATAATGTTATACCTTATACTGCATATCATATTGAAAGATTAGAAGGAGGAATGGGGTTAGACCAAGATGGTAATCCTTTAAATCCTACAGAAGTAAAATATAGATTTGACCCAGATGGCATATCAGGAACAGATTCAGGTTATTATAGTGTCCCTAACTCAGGGAATCAAGCGAATTCCATTATATTTGATAATTATGAAATGGCACATTTTCGTTTATTAACGGATATGAATTTTTTACCTTATGGTAGAAGTTACATTGAACCTGCCCGTAAATTATTTAAACAATATATCTTAATGGAAGACGCTATGTTAATTCATAGAATTGTTCGTGCTCCTGAAAAAAGAATTTATTATATGAATGTTGGAGCTATACCTCCAAATGAAGTAGATGCGTTTATGGAAAAAACAATTTCTAAACTTAAACGTACTCCATATATGGATGAAAAAACTGGAGAATATAATTTAAAGTATAATATGCAAAATATGCTTGAAGATTTTTATATTCCAATTAGAGGAAATGATTCGACTACTAAAATTGATAACTTAGCAGGGTTACAATGGGATGGAATTGCCGATGTCGAATATTTAAGAGATAAATTATTTGCTGCTCTTAAAGTACCTAAAGCTTTTATGGGTTATGATGAAAATACTGATGGTAAAGCTACATTAGCTGCACAAGATATTAGATTTGCTAGAACCGTAGAACGCATACAAAGAATATTTACCTCAGAATTATATAAAATAGCATTAATTCATCTTTATACCCAAGGTTATAGGGATGGAGATTTAACTAATTTTGAAATTTCATTATCTACCCCATCTATTATATATGATCAGGAAAAAGTAGCTTTAATGACTGAAAAAATGACATTAGCTCAATCAATGTTAGATAGCAAACTAATCCCATCAGATTGGATTTATGAAAATATCTTCCACTTTAGTCAAGATCAATATGAAGAATATAGAGATTTAGTTAATCAAGATGTTAAACGTGGGTTTAGATTATCACAAATTGAAGCTGAAGGAAATGATCCTTTATCATCAGGAAAATCTTATGGTACACCTCATGATTTAGCTGCATTATATGGTAAAGGTAGAATGTATTCTGATCCTTCAAATTTACCTGATGGGTATGATGAAGGAACAACTAATAAAGAACCTTTAGGTAGACCCGTTGAAAAACCAACTAATAAAGATAAACAAGAAGGTAATTTTGGTAAAGATAGGTTAGGTAGAAAAGGAATGAAAAAAGATTATAATGACACCTCATCCCCTTTATCAGAATTAGAATCTAATAAAATATTGTCTAAATATGAAGATATGTTAAAAGATATACCAATCAATAAAAATGTATTATTATCTGAAGATAAAGTTGATAAAAAAATCAAGGGAAATGTAATTAATGGTAATAATAACAAATCTTAACGTATTTATAATAAAATAAGTATTGATGTATATAAAACATTCAAAATTTAAAAATACTGGTATCCTATTTGAATTACTAGTAAGAAAGATAACTGCTGATACATTAGCAGGTAATGATTCACCATCTGTAAATATTTTAAAAAAATATTTTGTAAATACAGAATTAGGAAAAGAATATAAGTTATATGAAACTCTCTCAAAATCAACAAATCTTTCAGAAGCAAAATCTAATGCTATTTTAACTACAATTTTAGAATCATCTAAAAAACTAAATAGAAAATCTCTTAAAAGAGAAAAATATAATTTGGTAAGAGAATTAAGAGAACACTATAATGTTGAAGATTTATTTAAAACTAATATTTCTAATTATAAATCTTTAGCTGCTTTATATACATTATTTGAAGCATATAATACACAAGAAATTACTAATCCTGATCAAATTATTGATAACAAATTAGTTTTATTAGAACAATTAACTTCAAAAGAAATTGATAAAAATAATATTAAAAATACATTATTAGAAGAATTTAAATCTGAAAATAAAGATGTAAGACTTTTAACATATAGAGTAATATTAGAAAATTTTAATGATAAATACTCCCACTTATCAGATGCCCAAAAAATAATATTAAGAGAATTTATTGAACATATTGATAGTACTAGTAAATTAAAAGAATTTTATAATTCAAAAATTCAAGAAATCCAAAAAAACTTATCTAAAGAAATTAAATCTATAAAAGATGATGCTGTTAAAATTAAATTAGTAGAGATAAGTAAGTTTATTGTTGAAATAGGTAAAAATAAAAAAGTCAACAATGACAATTTAGTTGATTTATTACAATATTGTAGTCTTTTAGAAGAATTAAAATCAACACATGGGCCAGTACAAGTATAAATTAAATGAAGTTCCTTCAGTTGAACCTGGAGAAAAATTTAATATAGGAGATACTAAAGTCTCTAAGGGTGTTAAATATACAGTTACTGGTATAGATAAAGAAACAGGAAGAGTTGCTTGGGATATAGATTATTTACCTAATTTAACTCAATTATTTGATTCTATAAATGATTTATTTGATGTTACTAGAAAAGTAGCTACAAAAGCTAAAGATGATCGTAAATTTAGAGAAATAAGTGATGATGCTAGAAGATTAAGAAATAAAATTCGCACACACATTAGAAAAGAATACCCAGATGATTATCAAAGGATAACAGGAAGATTAGATGAAGATTTTGATGTAGGACATCAAGATAATGAACCTAAAATGACTAAAAGTGATTTAGCTAGAGCAGCTAAAATGGCTGTTATGCTTTATAAAAAAGTAGATAAATATGATACGGGTCGTGAGGTAGATTTTCCTGGTTGGTGGCAAGCAAAAATAACTAAAGCTCATGATTATTTACAAAGTGCTTTT